AAGCACCGTACTAAAAGCATCTCCGGCATTAGAGGTTAATAAGGTTTGAGCATTAGCCCGGGCTCGAGTCGTAGGCGTTGCAGCTCTAAAGCCCTCCTCGGATATCTCTCGTACCTCATCGATGTATAACAGGTCGGCGGTACGGCCACGGCTACCGTCTCTCGTAGCTGCGACTACATCTAAGCGAGCGCCGTTTTTCATCTCGATACTCTCGGTACCGTTAGCAAACCGGATCTGTTTAACCGACTTACTGAGGGCATCGTTAGCCTCGATAGCGTAAGCCACTTGCCTAAAGGTGTCTAAGGCCATCGATCTATTAGAGCTCATAATGATTACATTTTTAGAGTCGAATAAATAGAGGTGCGCGAGCATCATCATCCGCGCAAGGTGAGTCTTACCCTGTTGCCGGGCACAAAGTACAAGATTAGTTTTACGAATAAACATATTATTTTCATCTACGGCGGTCATGTCACGAATTACAAAATCCTGCCATGGTAAAAGCGGCAGGCCGATCGAGTCTGCAAGCTGCGCTACCTCATCGCCGCGATTTTTGCCCTCGATGTAGGGACTATGTAGGCGAGGCTCAGTAGCCCCCTTACGGGGCGGAGTCATATGGTCCATAGTCCTACTAATCCTGCTCCGGTTGGCCCGTGCAGGGACCGGCTAGGACCGTGCTAGTGGTCATCGGGGAGATATTGCTTGGAAAGGCAGGGGGGGTAGAATTGCGTGCTAAAAAAACGCCTTGTGAGCGTGATCCCTTAGCACTATTGCATCGAGCGCAACACGCGATCATATTCTCAAGGCTTACCGGATCGCCTCCAGATTTAATACTTTGTACGTGATCCACCGTCGTAGCATCCTGCCCACAATAGGCGCACGTGTATCCATCTCTAGCTAGGACGACTAACCGGGCTTTCTTATACTTTTGGCTTACGCGTGGATCCTGTCTACCTCTAACCATTAGTAATGGCCTTTACGATTATGGTAATCGAGCGCCTTGCATGGTGTGTTATGCCGCTTGCTTATGTACTTAAGACCTAAATCTATTTGCTTAAAGGGATCTAACTCTTTCATCTTAAGTAGCTGAGGTATCCCATATGCAGAGCTCTTAGGGTTATCTGCTCGAGGATCCCATCTACTCTCTTTATTCCATAAGATCTCTAAGCATCTATATTGCTTAGCATTAAGTAGCTTTATATGAGCGTATAGTTTGTAGTTTTCTTTATCTCTATGTGTGTTAATTGCTTGAGATGCAGGCATATTACTAAATAGCAATAGCCCGGCCAATAGCACCAAACTACGCCTGCGAGCTATCCGCGGTAGCGGCTCGCCTGCGAGTATGGAGCGTAAAGCCTTTGTCAAATAGGCGCAATAGTTGAGCGTACGTTTGGGCGTGTCCCACACCTTTTTAACATATGTGGATAAAACCTGTGTATAACTATTAGTCATTGATGGCCCCATCCCGTACCCTTAAAGCTGATACCGGGTGCGTGATATACCTGCCTCATATGGCTACCGCAACACATAGGCGCAGCGGCCGAGGTTATAGGCTGCTCAAGCTCATAACGGATATTGCAGCTAATACACTCATACTCATAAGTCGGCATTTTTTAGATCCTCCATTAGCACGATCCCCATAACACCGCATTTAACGCATTGGAGCGACTTAACGTACGGTGGCAGGTTATCGGTTACGACTCGCTCTATATGATCGGTCATTTTGCCGCATAACCGGCATTTAGTTTTATACGTCGCCATAGTTAGACCTCTTTAGATATTGCATCTCAAATAGATTAGCTCGAGGTACCCAATAGTTATCCTGATACGTGTGTTTATATCTAGGCTGCTTGGCCATGCTTATAGGCATCCATCCCAGTAATACATAAACCGGGCTAAAGCCTGTAACTAATATAGCTACATCGTTAGGCCTGCCCGGTCCTCTGTTTTGTACGATTAAATGCCCGTTAGCGTGTTTGGTCCATTTGACCTCGATATTTTCGCCCACGTCTGCCGTATCGTGGCCGTTATCGATAGCCGGTACAAAGCCGTAATCGCCGAAATAGTTAGCTACGGCCATCTCTGCCGCTGCTCCCTCACTTTCCTGCCATACAAGCTCGTGCCAATTTTTATAGGCTTGGCCAAAATTACTCGCATCGGTCGGATCGGCATTACGTATAATCGTGCGCTCTAGCCCTACACGATGAGCGGTAATCTCTTGCGATCGATCGAGTATGACCTTTGCTACGCGCGACATTGTGCACATAACCATAAAACTACCTCACCGGATACATCTCGGTACGAAAAGCCCCCGAGGTCTGTACGCCACTCGTAACACTCGTCGCATTGTTTGGCCGCAACTACGGTCATATCGCCGTTATCGTGGATAGTCGTAGCTACGCCATCTTTAATAAATGTAAGCTCCCCCATTAGAGTTTTAACCCGTCCTCGCATCGTTTACAAAATGCCACGACTAAACCATCCTCGCGCACATAATCATTTATAAACGTATCGTTATCGCATTTAGAGCAATTACCCGAGCCGCCATATCCATCAAAAGAGTAAATATGGCCATCGGTTGCCCTGTAAATATCTTTAGGGTTTATGGTCATACTTGAGGTTTCCATTTTCCATCGGATCCGAGTACGTGCCAATACGGGTTACATTGATTAGCTCTAACTCGCTCGGTGCACTTGTAAGCAGCCCACGGTTTACCCGTTGCCTTAGCCGTACCCTCAGCCCACACCATCGTACCGTGAGCGCATCGAGGGGCCTCAGCTACTAACTCACCGCCAAGGCTTTTACCGATCTCTAAGATGCTACTCGCCATTGTGGCCATATCCTCGATCGAGGCCTTTGTGCTCCACGGGTCCGAGTCTGCCGGTAAAGTCTCTACCTTTTCCATATCCTGCGCGGTAGGCCGTGAGTTATGCTCAAGGCTCGGAGTTAATAGCCCGATACACCGGCCGTAAGCTGAGGTAATTGTGTCCTCTATAAACCATTTTTTCATATTGTTTGGATAAGTCGATACGTTACCAAAAGCGTAATCGACGGCGCTTGGTAGATGATCCTCATATTCCCGGTACGCCTCAGCTTTAACTAGTATCGTGCCTTTAATGATATCGATGTCCTCGATGTAAGCGACTAACCTGCCGGACGGAAACTCTAACCTAAAACGCTTAATGCGAGCGTTTACGTCCTCGTAGTTATCTAAAAACCCCATTAGATTAGCTCCTTATCTTTCAGAGCTTGAGCGATAGCGCGGCCACGTACAAAGCCCTCGCCGTGTCCGTGCTTATAACCTATCGAGTATCCGATCACCATAAACATAAAGCCCGTACCGCAGGCTGCCAAACCGATCAATATATCTAAACTATTCATTACTTAGCCCTTTGTTAAGGCCGATTAAGCGACTCAACCGAGTAGCCCTCTCAGCGTTTGTAGTATCAGTATGAGGGCAAAATGTCAGATATCAAAGCGTATTGGTGTTTGGCGTGTCGGACTTAGGCTGCTCTTTAGGTTTAGACTTTAGACCGTTACCAGCTAATACGCCGCCAAGGGCCCCGGTTAAAAATATAGCCAAGGTTTGTAGTAACTGTATAAAATCTCGATCGTTAGGAGCTTGAGCGCCTACCGGTTGCGTAACAAAGACTAACGCATATACGGCCCCACCTGTGATTACAAAAAAGGTAATAGCCAACACCGCACCGATTAAAAAGATTAAACGTGCGTGTATGTCCTCGGGCGTAAGCCGCCTATTATGGTTATTCATCGATAGTAATAAGGTCCTTAGAGCAGACTCCCGTAGCTTCGCATTGAGGCGGAGTGCACTCAGGTTTTGTCCAGTTTTCGTATTCTTGACACTCATATCTCACCCAACCGTCATAACCGCACCCCGATAGGAGCAGAGTCCCCACTATTGCCCCTATCAGGGCCCGGATCATTTTGCCCCGAGGCCGTATTGCTTCTCGCTAGGTTGCAGCGCCTTAAGTAAAGGCCCGACTAAACCTGCGATAAAGGCGTTAGCCAATACTTTAGGGTCTGAAATACCTGACATATACAAAGCCGCTACGGATGCTATTGCCGCACGTGCGTAAGATTTTGCAGCTGCCTCTAATTGCTTTTTATTCATTATACTCTCCTGTAATGCCCTTTAGTTAGTTTGTCTTAATACGTATAAAGTGGCCGTACCCGTAGAGGTAATCGCGTATAAATCTTGATGATCTCCCACTAATAAAGAAAGTTTATCGCCGTTATCCAAGCGGTAGCCATTAGCTGCCGTTAGATCCGCGCCTCCTATGTAAATAATGCCGCTAGCTGAGTGCAGGTATACACTTTGATCTCCAATTTCTTGCGGCACTACTATCGCTTTTGTTGTAGTTACTGTTTCTACGGATGATCTAGGCATTTTCTAATCCTAACTTAGTAATGATCTCTTTAGCTTTAACCGGTGTAACTGTTACCTCAAAGTGCATATCGTCCGGTCTGCTCTTAAAGTCGCCGCCCCACTTGAGGCCGTACTTTTTAGCAAGGGCTCTAAGCATCGGGATCTTTTCAGCCGGGAAAGTGCCGGCCTTGCCGAGAGGATGCTTTGTAGCATTTAGATCGATAGCGGTACCGGATGAGTGACACGATAATTTTGTCGGATTACCTCGCACCATGCGGTAGGCGTAAGCCCAATCGTCAAAAGTGCCCTCATCGATCGGCTCAATTAGCTCGTGAAATTCAGCCGCGAAGGCTGCGAGTAGTGGCCCCACACTCTCAGCACATCGCAGCTTACGATCCGTACCCTTTACGAGGTAGGACTTTATTTTTATCTCGGCCGGATCTCTAGAGGCTGGGTAGCCATTGTAGCTTGTCTCCATTATGAAAGTAAGAGGCGAGCCTCGTCCTCAGTAATGCCTAATTTAGATAACAACGCTGATCTTTCTGTGATGTGGGCAGCCTCTTTTAATTTTTCTGCCTCATATAACTCACGATCTAGTTGCCACGATGCATATTCATCGTCGGTCATTTCACGATCAATAACTTCGTTAGTATCTATTTTGTGTATTCTTACCATAGGTTTAGTCATTTTATACTCCGTAAAGCAAGGCGGTGCCTGCGCTAAATGAATAGCCACCATCGTTTGTGATGACCAAAGATGTAATTGCTGTATTAGTCTCGAAGTAACCGCTAAATATTTCTAAAGCATCTGTGCTACTGCCATCTTGGTAATTGGCAAAACCTTGGATACCTTTGTAAGAGTTTGCGTTTGCGTATTGGCTAAAGGTAGCTCCAAAAATATTTTGACTACTTGTATTTAATTTGTTAGCTGCTGAGTTAAGCATTACATAACCGCCGACCGCTCCAGCTGTTGCAGCGCTGCTTCCGGTCTGTAAATAACTTGTACGTACATATGAAAAATTGTTAGTTGTGCCGTTTGGCGCTATTCGCATTTTTACGTTATCTGTTGCATTTACTACACCATAAATAAATAGGACTAAGTTTGTATAAGTAGAGGCAAAACCGCTAATAGTCGTTGATGTACCTGAAAGTGATGTAGTGCTTATCAAAGTCATGCCAGCCCCACCCGCAGCGGAGGCCCATTTTAATCCAGTGGCCTCGGCTGAGTCTGCCGTTAATACGGTGCCATTAGCTCCTACGCCTAAACGGGCAAAAGTGTCCGCACCTGTCCCCGGTACTAAATCACCTTTAGCATCGATAGCCGTAGCCATTGAGTTAGTAACGGTTACGGTACCCGAGGTACCTCCGCCGCTAATACCTACACCTGCGGTAACTCCCTCGATATCACCGGTAGCACCTGAGGCTACCCACGCTGCACCGTCGTAATACCATAGTGAGTTATTATCTTTAGTAAAAGCAAACTGACCCTCGGCGGGTGCGGTGATAGCTGCATCTCGTGCCGTAGCGTTTGTAAATACGTTAATTCCCTGCATGAGGTAGCCGTTTACATCGCCGGCCGTAAGTACCTCACCGGTTGTAAAGGTCTTAAAACCCTGACCAGCTGCCATCATTTCCTCCTAGTAAGCAAGCACGGAGGTATCGAGCACCCCGTATAGTGTTGAGTTTAGTATAAAGCCGTCGATAATCGGCTCTAGTGTTGTAAATGTCGTTTTCCATGAGTTAGGCGTAACGCGGTGGACTACGCCAAACACTTGTAAAGTCTGTTGCAGCGTCGAGTTACCAGGCTGATTAGTTGTCACCTCTACCGGGTCAAAAAAATCTAGGCTAAGAGCTGCAAGGATGCCATCGTTATAATCGTCCATATATAGATCAAGCTCGACCGCATCGCATCGAGTTTGGGTATCTTTACGGCTCGCTACATAAGCCCGGGCATAATCGAGCGCGGCTTGGTCTGTATCCATTACTAGATTAGTTTGGTTATATGAGTGTACAAAGTATTGCTCGATAGAGTCGTCATCCTGCGCGAGCTGAGCCGTACCGCCGATCTTAGTAATCGAGGCTGAGTTATAGACTTGAGTATCATCTAAGCGCCATACGGCGTTAAAGTAATTGATATCGGTGCCATCGTCATTAAATTTAGTTACCGGGAAAGCCTGAGACTCGATACAAAAGGCGCGATCGTGCAGCTCTACGGATCCTCGAGCATTGATATATAAAGCGCCGTACTCGGAGATGGTCGCCGTTTGTAATGCAGCTAGAGCGGTGCGAGGCGTACCCGGGTCTGCCTGAAAGATGGTATCGCCGTACTGTATTTCTCGCATTGATGGAGGCCAAGCGATCTCGTCGAGGATAGCGTTTACGCGCTCACCCGGTAGGTCGCCCGGAGCTGCAAGGGTTACGGTAGAGATTTGACTATTTTGGAAAAGTCTAAAAGCATCGACGGCGGTAATAGTCGTATAAACTACATCGGTCGCCATCTTAGGTGTAGTCGTCGTATAGCTAGTAATAAAACCGCTAAACATCGGGTACTCGACACCGGCGTACGTGCCGGTAATCTGTACCTTACGTAGAGGTGTAAGTAGACCGTAGTAAGGACCGTTTACATTTTGAGGGTTAAAGTCGCCATTTTGATCGACGATACGCAGCGTTAGCGTACCTGTTTGGAATACATCCGCCTGAGCGTTACGGCCTCTCATAGTAGTAACGCCGTCCACTTGATTAGACACGTCTACGATTAAAGCCTCAGAGTCTGCTAATACGTTTGTACCTAATTGGCCTGTACCTAAGATCATAGCTTGAGCAAAAGCCGGACCCGTAGAAAAGTTAATAATCGCGTTAATTACCGGGATGGTCATAGGACACCGGCCACCGTAAGTGGATCTCCGCCGCGATTAAGTTTTTGTATCGTATCTTGTAGCAAGGTAGCAAACTCGTCCGGTTGAGATATAACACCCGTAGTAAAATTAAGGTTATAAACATTGTTGCGAGAGCTGCCGCCACCGCCGACAGAGTTAAGCATTACGGCACTATCTAGCTCGGCTTGCTTGTAACTTGATAACGTACCGCGAGGCGTAATTGATGCCGCTAGAGCTAATACGGCATCGGCGGCCTTTAGTGCATCGCTTGTAGCCGGATCTATTAACTCAGGGGTAAGAGCGTCAATAGCCGCTTTAGTTGCATCGATTACCTCCTGTTGCGCCTCAGGACTTGCCTTAGCAAAATTGGGATCAGCGGCTAAATCTCCGCCGGTGAGTAAAGCGAGATAAGTTTTTAGAGCTGCAAGGCGCGCATCGTCGGCTTTCTTTTGAGCGGCGGCTACTCGATCGATCATCGATAACTCGGCTTGCTCTCGTAATAAAGCTGCGGTTTGTGCTGCGCTTGTAGTCTTACTCAAAGAGGCTAATTGGGCAATTTGATTTAATTGAGTGCGTACCCCCTCATCGTAAGACTCTTGAGCTGCTAATTTTCCGGCCGCCGTTATAGCGGCGTTATATTTCTTAAACGCTTCCTCGCGTAATAATTCTTTATCAGCTTCCGCCATTTTTGTTTTATCAATATTGTAAAGCTCATTTAGTAATTGATTGTTAAGAGCCGTTAAAGTCTCGTTACTTATTTCTTTAATACCGGCTAATTTGGCCATGTCTGTATTTTTTTGCAGGGCTGCAAGCTCGTTAATTTTCTTAAGGGCTAACTCGCCGTTATCCTCCTCGATGGCCTGTAAAGCCTCAAGGCGTAGGATCGTCTCTTTGTCGTAGGTAGCGCGTAAAGCTGCAGCGATAGAGATGCGGTTAGTGTCAAACACGGCCGCAGCCTTTGATAACGAAAGTTTATTTTTCTCTGCTAAAGCGCTTTTCTTTTGTAGGGCTAATAACTCTTTTTGGCGTTTAGCTGCCGCCGCCTCTGCCGCGGCTCTAGCCTTAGCGGCTTTAACCGCTGAGTCGGTCGAGCCCGAAATAGTCATAGGGGTCGTAAAAGGCTTAGGCATAAGTGCATCGGCTTTACCTATGTCACTTAAAAACTTAAACCATGAAATATTATAAACATACTCCCAATCTTTACCATCAAAGCCCGGGATAGTTTTTAATTTTGCGGCTAAGACACCGATACCGCGAATAACATCGGCCGTATTTTTGGCCGCCGTTTCCATATTTTTGGCTAAGTTTTCTACCGACTCATCATCGCCTAATTTAGAGATAGCATCGACTAAACCTTTACCGATAATCTCTTGAGCGTTATCGGCTGCCTCTTTGAGTACGCGCATCTTTCCGGCGTAAGTCTCAAGCTCTGCCGCGCCTGCGCCGGCAAAAGTACTAGTCAGTAACTTAACGGCATCGTTAAATTCTAAAGTCTTTAATTCGCTTTGACTAAGGCCTAGATTATATTTTCTAAGGCCTTTAGTATTGCCCACGTATAGCGCCGCAAGATCCTGATTTACCGTTAGTAAATCTTGGCCCGATCCGGCCGCAACATCTAGAGATAGGTTTAGTAGATCCTGAGCTTTAGTAGTAGATCCGGTTACGGTTACTAACTTTTGGAAAGCCTCACGCAATACCTCGCCCTCGTAACCAAATTTGGCGGATAAATCGCCTAAGTTTTTCTCAATCATGTCAGTATCGAAAGCTAAACCTAGATTTTTTAGTACTACCTCGAGGCGCTTGGCTGACTTTTCATTTTCTGCAAAAGCCTTAACGGCATTTTTACCGTAGGAAAGCATGGCCGCAGCGCCGAAAGTAAGGCCGAGAGTTTTAGCTAGGTTTTTTACGCCTTTCTCAAAGCCGCCTATCTGCTTTTGGCCTTTACCTAAAGCTTTACCGTCCCACGTAGATACGGCACTTACGACGAGGCTAGGTAAGTTTCTCATTATGCGGCCTTATCGTAACGGCCTTGATTAAAGGCGGCGATAGTATTTTCTATAGCTTTAATTACTGAGGCCTGTACCTTGCCTTGATCCTCGGCCCACGCTCTAAAGATCATGCGGCCACGCATCTCTCGACTATCACCGTAGAGAGGCCCCATACGGCTAACAAAATTAGCACCGGCGGCGGGGTTATTAGATTTACTCTTAGGGGATCCGCCCGGGTTAGTACGTCCTGCCGTCTCATAGATAGCACCCGAGGCAGATTTATTAGCGATGTAATACATAGCTCTAAAGCCGTTTTTATTACGCTCACTCGGAGCGGCTGAGTAATAGATACCTTTACGAGCTGCCTCGGCATCATAAAAGGGAAAACGGCGTAGCTTTCCCTCACTATTAAAAGTACGAAATGCAGAATTACGAGCCGTAATCTTTCTACCGGAGGTACCCTCGTCCCAGTTATAAAGCCCACCCGGCGCGGCCGTCGGTGCGTAGCCTCGAGCTTTATCCCGTATCGGGATCATGATGCCTTTAATCTCTTTATTCATCTCTTTTAATAACTCGGGATCTATTTTACGGATAGCGCGCAGAGTCTCTTTAACGCCGTCTAGTTTTACTGACATTTTTAGACTCCTCCGCTTGCTCGTTTAATACCTTTACTAACATCTTAAACATCTCGGCATCTAAGTCGAGTATCGCTTGAGGCGCGACCCCTAACCGTATCGATAGTTGCGCTACCAAATAGGTTAGAGTGCCGCGCCCTAGCTTAAAGGCTCGTCGTCTAGTACCTCGACTTTTTTAAGAGTATCTAAAAACTCGGCTCCAAACATTGGTACGGTTTCGCCGGATGTACGTAAGCACTCCCACGCTAACCAATATACGTCGCTCTGTTTCTCGTCATCTCTAAAGGCTTTGTGAAAACCTTTTTTTGCGTATAACTCAAAGGCGTACTCAATTCGAGGCGAGATTTGATGCTCGCTAACCTCGCCCGTAGCCCTTGTGATTTTGAGTCGTGCCATTTGTTGCCCCTTTGTTAGTTAGTTATGGTGCGGTAGTAATTACGATAGGTGAGTTACACGTAAACGTGATGCTCTGAGTACCAATATCTCCGACGGCTCCGTTAATATCTGTAGTGTTATTAACTAGGATAGTCGTAGCATATTGAGGGTTAGTAGCTGAGGTAGTCGCGCTAGTTTGCTTTAGCGTGATAGGCACGGTAGTGCCCCACGCCGCTTGTAGAGTAGCGTTTACGTTTGCCGCTGCGGTATCGCTCAAAAAGTCTAAAGAGATCGTGCTTGTCTCTAAGCCTTTCGTAAATTTTCTCGAGCTATCGCCCATAGCGGTAACTTCGAGCTCCTCAAATACGCGGTTAATTGTCGCGCTTGTAACATGGTCAGAGAGTGCAACCGAGTTAAGGGTTACGACTACTCCATTTGATAGAAATACGGCCATCGCCTATTCCTCGCTTTTCTCTGTAGTAGGTGTGTTTGTTTTTGTTTCTTTTTTTGGCGCTTCGGTAATCTGCCCTATCTTGATAAGAAAGGCGATATCTTCATCGGTTAGGCTCATGCTTAACTCCACTCGGTTAGTATTGAGATAGTAATGTCTGTAGTTAGTAAATCGCCACTTTGCACCGTTAAAACGCTCGGAGCACTTACCGCGCCGATATTCATAACGATTGGCGATGCAGCTAACTTTTGGAATACGGCGCAAACCATCGACTCGATACCTTGTAGGTTGCCTTGATTGTCGTACATAGGCACATTACAAATAATACGAAAAGATGCCATCGGCGAGATATTGGCATAGTCGTTATTAGTCGGTGTTATGTATGGATCTGCCGGCGACACGATTACGCTATTAGCCGTGATAGTTGCAGGCGGATACGCGTAGGTATTCCATACGTTAGCGTTAGCAAGGGCCGCAGCTAGTGAGGCTCTTAAAGTAGTAATAGGTGCCGGCATTATCCGACCATCGCATTAGGGCTCATATATCCGGCAATAAGTCCGCGGATCTTACCGATCATAGAGTTACCCATACGGTAAGGGCTAGGGCTAAAACCATCGATCGATACGCCGCCGGTTTGGCTGACCTGCCGGGCCTGCCAGATATCGACGGCCAAAATCATTGAGGCCTCACGCACGGCCGGAGTAGTCGCGTAGGTGTTTGTCTTAAGATCTGCTCCTACGGCTGATCCATATGGCAATACTCTAAAAAAGTTTACATCGCTTGCCGTCTTGGCATATTGGATAAAACTATAACCATTAGGCCAATTAAACGCATAATTATTAAATGCTATTGATGGTAATTGAGTAGTCGTACCGGCCGTCCACGGGATAGTGCCGGTAATTGTGTAGGTGCCGTTAAAGGTTGCACCGCATCCGCTTACGGTCACGCTTTGCCCGGTACTAAATATTGCCGGGTTAGCAACCATTAAAGTAACGATATTAGTTTGTAAACTAGCTCCTACGATTGGCGCAGAGTCAAACCATAAAAATTGGTTAATGAGATCCTGCGCGGTTTGGCAGACCTCCTCAACGGTATTAGATGAGTATAAATTTTCGATACCGAGATTAGCGCGTAACTCGGCCTCGGTTACATACGTTGCAGGCATTTTATACTCCTCACTTAAAAAGGGCCGGTAGGGCTCAAAGGGCTAAGAGCCCTACCGACTATTAGTTTTTTTGCTTAGTTAAGATTAAACTTAACGATACCCTTAGGCATTTTCGCAATAGT